CCGCCAGTCATGCACCAGACTTGCCAACCGCACACTCGATTCCAGCGGGTGCCCCATGACACTCCAACAGGCCCTCGGAATGCTCGCACCGTCCCAACTGTAACCCTCCGGCAGGCTGATCTGGTATGTACCGCCGCCGGTTTCCAGCACCACCGTAAATGACCGCATGAACACCAGCCGCTCGCCCATCAGGCACACCGGCAGCTCCTCGCAGCGCGTGCTGGTCACGGGACCACGACGTCCCACAGCACAGCACATTCGCCGAACCAGCCCGCCAGGCTCCGCAGCGTGTCTTCGGCTGCCTCTCGGCTGCTGTAAATCTCGCTCGTGCAGATGATGTTTCCGTTCTGCGCTCGCAGACGAAAAAACCAGCCGTGTTCACCATCCACCAATTGCCAGTTGAACATACCCACACCCTCCGTAATCCCACCACAGGAATAAGAATCGCGGCTGCCGTATGGTGCGCCCGGAGGTGGCACGGCAGCCGCGCGGCCGTCCTGGCCCTGTTGTGTTGTGGCATCCTGCCGTCCTCCGTTGCGTCCCATTGTGGGCGCGGGATCTGAGATTGTCAACAGGTTCGACGGTCTCACCACGTCCCGCCCGGTCTCGTCGATCGTCCTGCCGCTCATTCATCGCCCTCAGTTCCGCTCGCACGCACGTAAAGAGAAAAACAGGCCAAATCAGGCCGAACTGGGTAAAATCAGGGGGGGGGTAGGGAATAAGGGTTTTTTAATCTCTTATATATACTTAAGTCTTTATTTCTCTAGTACTTCGACGATTCCCTTGCCTAGGTGGAATTGCCTGGGATTCTGCGGAATACTGTTCAGGTGAACACAACAGCATTCCGGGAATTTGCGCCTTAATTTCCGGTCAGCTTTCTGACCATATCCACTACTCCGGCAGGGGTCGGACCACGCCAACTGAAATACTTGCGCGACCTGCCATCCTCAATGCGGGTAGAGCATTCAATCAACCCCCGCTGCAGCAGATCATCCATGATGCGTTTGCGTGTTTTTGAATTGAGGAATCGGGACATTCGGCAAATCTGCGTACCGCTGTAGGGAATGCCGTCCGTCTTTGCCATCATCTCTTCGAACTTCGCCTGTTTCTTCATTTCCCGAAATTCCCTTTCTGCTTTTTTCACAAGCGGGGTGGAAAACACCTGCAGTTCTTTGCGCAGCAACTTAACTTCGGCCAGCAGTTCAGCCAGTACATCCGCGTTCATTTGTCGTTCCCTAAAAAAAAGACACAACAGGGAATTCCCGTTGTGTCCGGAATTGTACAACAATGCGGAAAACTGTCAATCACTTCGCTCCGTGCTCCTGTAGTGCACCACCGTCCTGCTGTTGACCTCCACGGACTCCTGCACCACGTCGCCCGACTGAATCAGTGTTTGCAAAACGTCCTGCCGCTGCCGTGGTGTGAGTTTGCGTGTTCTCCTGCAAATCTGCGTCAACGTCCACGGCTCCCCAGGCCTCTCAATCAGCAACGCTCGCATCTGGTTGACCAGTCGGCCAAACTCACTGCCGGAAACGTGCCTGTCAGCGGCCAGCAGCATCCTGCGTGTCAGCCAGTTGTTCAGGCGGATGGCCCGGTCTGCATCTTCCAACCTGATCGTCGGCCAGCACTCCCCGTTGCACCGGCTGCAGGCAAACAGCAACGCCAGCTTGTGTGTCTTTTCCGCTGCCCTCGACCATATCGCCGACCGCGTCGGGTCTTCCGTCATCCGCCGCTTGCTGATGTCCAGTGTGTGCTGGTGCAGTCGCTGCTGTGCCTGCTCATCCCGATCGACTTTGCGCGGGTGTGCCCCCGGCACCACGTCCGCCAGATTGCCCGTTCCGGTCTGCAGATCCAACCACCACCGCGCCCGGTCGATAATGGACTGCGGAATGTCATCTTCTGACGGCTCCTGATAATCCACGTATCTCGGGCTTTCGAACACCAAGCACCGGCCAATCAGACCCCCCTTCAAATTGTCTTCGGTCAGGCTCTCCCAGAACCCCTCCGGGACTGCGGTGCCGTACAGCACCGCGTGCGGATACTGCAGCCTCTTGATTTTGCTGCGGTCGCCATACGCATCCGCGATCCACTCGCCATCAGCACTTGAAAACAGTTGCATCAATACTGCGGAAATCTGCACCAAATGCGGGCTGCCCCGGTCCTGCATGGCCATCACCAAATGGCTGATCTCATCCAACTGAAACAGGGTCAGCCATTGTTCCGCCATCGTGGCAATGATCCCGGCATGACTGCCGATTCGCTCCGGCCCCACGGTTTCCCCGTGCCCGGCTGCCCGCAGGATCAGTCGATTCAGTTTGCGGGAATGGTCCTTTCCCCCTCCTGACGGTGCCAGCCCCAGCACGAAAAGATTCGTGCGGGTCCTGCCCTTGTCCACGACCTTCCCGCCGGTCAACACGCTCATCAGAGCAATCGCTCCGGCCAGTGCCAACTCTGGCAGCGGGTAGTGTGCCGTCCGTAGGTTGTACGCCATGACGTCGCCAATCAGCCCCGGAATCTGCAACAACTCGGACGGCAATTTGTGGTCAGGCCCTGCAGCAGGCTTGACCGCCGCCGGCCTCGGTTTGTCCAGAAATGACAGATCCACATCCACCTGCGGAATCTCGGGTGGCAATTTGTCCGCCCGTGGTGTCCCCTTGCTTCCACCATTCGCTACCGCCCGCTCCAGCTCGACCTGCTCCAGCGGGGGCAGGTTCCGGCTGTTCCACTCCGCCACCAGATCCGCAATCTGGTCTGGCGTCAATCGCCTGCCGTCGTGGTCCGTCATAGCGTGCAGGTGTCCGGACAGCGAAAACGCCGCCGCCTGTCGTCCACCCTCCAGCACTCCCGGTACCTCGGCTGCGTAGGCTGTCGCCCGTTTCAACAGCCCGTCATCGGACACCACGCCAGAACGCACAGGACCGCGTTTAACAGCCTCCGGCTGTTTTGGCGTCAAATACTCCCCGCACAGCCAGTCTATCGCCTGTTGGCCGTCTCCGATGGTCTCACAGTCCCCGTACATCTCGCCGGTAATCGTCCAGAATCTGCCGTGGTCGTAGCACTCCACCTGCTCTTTCTCGCCCCCAAATTTGTGCTGGCAGGTGCTGCCCTCGGGTTTCCGCGCCCGTGTCAGGAATTTGATTCCCCTGCCACTGGGTGACACCTCGGCATAGCTGCAGCCGATCAACCTGGCGACGATTGGCAGTGCCCACACGCGCAGATTTCCGGACTCATCCAGGCAGTTGTCCAAGTCAACGCCCGTGTAGGGTGCCTCAACCACGGTGGCGATTTTCGGCCTGCCGTCCACCGCTGCAAAGTCGTTCCAGGTGTCCGGGTCATTGGACTTCGCCAGGCTGCCTGTGCATTGGATCGGGACTTTGTTCCCGCGCCGATCCTCCCACAACATCCATCGTCGCAGGGCTGTCAGTTCCGCCGGTACTCTGCTGTAATCCATTGTTTGCGCCCAAAGAAAAACCGCACGCCCTGCCGGATGCGAAACGGCAGAACGTGCGGGCGAGGCCAGCCTGTCGGGCTGGATTGGGGCATTGTCTTTGTACCGCGCACCCGTTCGCATCTCGGCTGCGCGGTCGTCACATTATGGGGCAGCCTGTGCCCGTCGTCAATCTTGTTCCAGCCCCGTGAGACTACGCATAATGTGGGGCAGTGCCTCCAGCAGCAGCAGTGCCAGTGCCGGACTGTTGCAACCTCGGAAATGCTGCAGCCACTCAATAATGGCCTCCACGGTCTCCGCTGCTGTGGTCTCTCTGATGGTTGTCTGGTCCGTAAAGATTTGGTTCCAAGCGTCTTTGTACTGATCGCGGTCCAGTGTCATGTCGGCCAGACGCAATCGCAACTGCCGCAGCTCTGGCAGGTCTGCGGGCACCTGCTGCGCGGCGTCCAGTTCGATTTGCAGTTGCTGAGAAACGGCTGCCGCAATTGTCAATTCTTCCTTGGCTACTGCCAGTTCTCTCTGCAGTGCGGTGTTCTCCTTGCCTGCAGCATCGACCGCTTTCTCCTGTGCAGCGTTAATCGTCCGCAGGTTGGCCACCAACGATTCCAGGTGGGTGACTCGTCGCCGTGATTCGCCCAGCAGATTCTGGACATAGGAAACCTCGCTGCGTAGTTCGTCGGCTGTGTCTGCCGGCAGCTCCTGTGTTTTGGCCGGCAGCTCCTGTGTCTTGGCCGGCAGCTCCTGTGTTTTGGCCTCCTCAATCGACCCGAGATACGTTACCAGATCCAGCATACTTTCTCCACTGTGGTGATGCTGTCCGTTTGCACGCCACGTCTGACGATATTGAGCATCCCACCACGGATATAGGTCGACCTCAAAATCCTCTGGCGTGGGTGTCACGTTGCGGATCTTTCCGTCACGAGTCTCCCACCGGCCCTCACAGACCTGTATCGGCTCTGGCCGCTCAATCCGGCGGATGTACAGCTCAGTTGCGCCGACGGTGCTGCCAACGCGCTTTGTCGGATACCGTCGCCGATAGTCTGACTCGACGTATTCATCGCCTAGAGTGATCGTCTCACCCACCTCCAGCAGCCGCCAGCCGTCGGGTGGTGTGTAGTCCGTGGCCTGTCCCTCAATCTCCGCCAGTTGCTCGCTGGTTGTCGTTTCATCACTCATCACTCGCATCTCCTTCAGAATGGTACCTCATCACCCCAATCATTCACCGGCGTGACCAACTCAGCCACGCGCGTCGGCTTTTCCTCAGCAAACTCAACCTTGACGATCCGGTCAAACTGACCATCCTTTTTGACCAACAATCGTGACGGCTTCCGGCAGGCTCCCCGATTCAATGCCACCACGGCCTCTGCTACTGTCCCCGGCACCGGGAACTGGCTGCGGTCCTGCCACCATCGGAAAGCCTTCTCAAATGCAAACCCGCTGTGCTCGAAGCACACCCATTCCCGCACTACGATCCACGCCAGATTTCCGGGTGGCATGGTCTCATCACTCACCTGATAACTCACGCACAACGTCGGAGGCTTTTCTACGGCCCCGCGTTTCTGGTGCAGGTGCCAGTCCATCCGCTCCACGTCGTACCACTGCGGGGGCAGCTCGCCGACAATCGCCGATTTCGTGTCCATCTCGCTGCTGTGTCTTGGCTCCCTGTCCATCTCCCTCGTGAATATGTGCCCGCATTCCGCACACCGGACTGCAGACAGCGCACACTCTGCACGGCACTTCGGACAGACCTTCGAGGGTGCCTCTGATCCGTCCGCGTTCCGTGGTTTGCTCACGCCGTAATCGTCAGAATCCAGTGCCCCGTGCCGCTGCAGATTGCCACCAAAATCCAAGATGAGACAATCCGTTTTCCCGTCTGCCATCCGTAGCCCACGCCCAACAATTTGCGCAAACAGGCCGGGGGACATGGTCGCCCGCAGGACTGCCACCGCGTCAATTCGTGGCGCGTCAAATCCTGTTGTCAGGACGTCCACATTCACGCACCATCGCAGATGACCAGCTCGGAAATCCGTCAGCACTCGCTGCCGCTCCATTGCGGGGGTTTCGCCTGTGACCAGTCCCACGTCTTGCCCCGTCAGATCCCGCAGGGCTGCTGCCACCTGTTCCGCGTGACTCACACCGGCGCAGAACACCAGCACACTGCTGCGGCCTTCACAGGCAATCGTCAGCTCACAGCAGGCAGCGTGAATGATGTCATCGCCGCTGAATGCTCGCTCCATCTCAGCCGCCACAAACTCACCACCACGGACCGCCACGCCCTTCAGATCCGCTTGCGAGTCTGCCGGATTGTTCGTCAGCCTGCTGAGATATCCACCATCAATCAGCGTCCCCGTTTTCGCCTCATAGCAGATCCCGGAGAACAGCCGACCATCACCGCACAGACTGCCCTCGTTTGTTCTGTACGGTGTCGCCGTCAACCCCACGCAAAACATCCGAGAATTCAGCTTCCGCAGTTCTGCCAGAAACTGCCCGTACATGCTGCCAGAATCGTCGGAAATCAAGTGTGCTTCATCAATCACCACCAGCCCGCGTTTGCCGAAATCGGCTGCGTCCCTGTAAACGCTCTGAATCCCGCAGCAGATCACCGCGCTGTCAATGTCCCGCTGTTTCAACCCTGCGGAATTCAAACCAACCTGCAGCCCCGTCAGCCGCTCAATCTTCTCCGCGTTCTGCTGTAGTAACTCCTTCCGATGCGCCAACACCAGCACCCGTTGCCCCCACTCGACGGCCTGCCGGATCAGCAGTGCGATCACAATGGACTTCCCTGCTCCAGTCGGCAGGACGATCAGCGGATTGCCCTGACCGCTGCCAATGTATTGCCACGCCGCCGCGTTTGCCTCTGACTGATACCACCTTGCCTCCATCGCTCGCATCTCCCCCGCCAGAAATCCCGGCAGCGTTTCCGCTGCCGGGACTGCATACCACCCACACACACACCATCAACCAAACGGATTCGCCATCTGTCCCGCAGTGGGGGCTGGATAGCTCGTCTGTGTCATCGGCTGCCCGCTGCTGCGTTTGACGGCATAGCCTTTGACCTCGTTTGACGGCTTGCCGTTGTACTCGGTTTCGGCCACAACCACGGTCAACTGCCTGTTGTGCATCTGAACCGAGTCACTCACCTTTGTCAGTCCGATGGCGTCCTGAATAGCCTTCAGCCGCTGCTTTGCCATTGCCACGACTTCCGGTTTCGTGTGCTTCAGGTTCAATCGGTCCCACAGCTTCCGGCCCTTGTATGCCGGGTCAACAACGGACAACGTCAACTCCAGATATGGAGCACCGCCGGACTTTGGTGTCTTGTAGTCGCTTTCCGTGATAACGGCCTGATACTCACCGGCTGGCAGTGCCACCCGAGGGGCTTCCGCTTCGACGTTGTTCATGTCAATGTCATGCAAACTCGCCATCTCAATCAACCTTTCGCATCTGAAGACACACCAGAAACATACTGAGCATACGCAGCCCAGTTAAACTCAATCTCCTCCAGCATGGCCAGCCTGTTTTTTGCCAGTGCTGTCGGAGTCTCAACACACCTCACAAACCGCTCGCCGTTGCCTGACGCAATCACGCGATCCCGGTTGAATCCCTGATCTTCCTTTTTTGTGAAAACCCTATAGGACGCAAACAGGACTTCATCGCACCACTCCTGCAACAATGCCGATGCCGTGTCATGCAACGCGGGCTGGTATCGGTCGTAGCTTTCCGCTGTCGGATCCTGGTGTTTTTTGATGGCGCAATGTGCCAGCAGGATGATACCAATCCCCTTTTCTTTCCGCAGCCAATCCAGACCCGTCAGCAGCTTATCCCAATACACCACGGCGGACTTGTAACCCGCACCATAGCCGATATCGGCAATGGACTTTTTGGATGCGTCTGCTGCGACCTGCGCGTGAATGATGGCTTCCAGCCAATCCACCGAATCAATCGCCAGCCAGCGAAACTCATGTTGATTGTTGGCCAGCCACATGATGACCGCGTTGACCTGTTCCCACGACTGCACCTGATCAGTGCGTGCGCAGTCGATGTCGTTCAGCCCGTCCTCGACGTTGAGAAACAGAACACCGGGGGCCTGCGCTGCCCACGACGATTTGCCGATCCCGTGTGTGCCGTACAGCATCACGCGCCTCGGCACTTGTTTTTTTCCTGTTGTAATCTTCACCGCTCGCATCTCCTAAAAACAACCATCAGACATCAGCCCACTGTGGGCTGATTCGTTTCTGTCTTGCTGCCCTGCAGCAGCCTCTTAACCAAATCCGGGTGCATCCTCTGGCGCGGAATCCACGGCATCTCCCCAGGATCCCACTGACTGCCGGGACCAGTCCGGCCAAACTCGCGGTCCTCCCGGTCTTGTGCCATCGTCTCCGGCACTCCAAACCACGCCCCGAACTTATCCCCGCTCATGGCCCCACCCTCCCGACGATCCACCGGCTGCGTTTCTGTGCGTCAATATACTGGACGAGATCCCACGTCTGCGCACCCGCCGCCGCCAGCAGTTTCCGCACGTTCATCTCTGCGGAATACCTC